ATTTCCGATATAGGAATTGGATAACATCCAATAACACCAAACTCTGGTGATACATCGTTAAAAGTAAAGAAATCTCCGTACTTGCATAGATTCCTAACCCACATTGGAAGATTAAAATCAACATTTAGCGTATCATAGAATAAAGTGTGTAAAAGTTCTCTAACTTTTCTATTTTCAGAATAGATGTGAAGAACTTGACCTTTTTCATCTACTGACGCTGTTTCTTCTGCGTATATATCTAAAGCCGATGCTATTTCTGGTGTATTTTCCATTTCAGAAAAATCAGAATACCTTGACATACGATCAAAAGATCCGTATGCTGACATGGTGCTGCTATAAACATCACTATGAGATTTTCTAAACTGCTGAAGAGAGCTTCTTGCTTTCGGATCTTTGCCGTCCCAAGCTTTGACTCTTCGTTTAATTGTAGGGCCAGATCTAAAAAGCTGAGTTAGCTTTCTAAAAAGTCCTGGATTTTTTTCAGCCATTTTTATTTTCCTCTGTCTTAAATATCATCAAAATTACTGAAGAATAAACTACTTAATTAACCACGAGAAGTCTAGAGGGTTCTCGGGCTTAGGGTTTCCTTCCTCATCGGTGTCATCGGTGTCTGCAGACGGTAAAATAACTGGAATGAATGGATTAATTCCCTGCATGCTTTGTAACCTTCTATTAATAACTTGCGGCGCTTTTTTATTAGTCACGCCCATTGCGCCTAGCATGGCTGCGTTTAGATCGACACTTTGCTTATTGTAGCTTTCACTAGTGTCATAAAGCCAAACGCCTATAGCTAAAGCTAAAACTAAATCATCATTTTTCTCTCTCATGGCTTGAGCCTTGCTACCTTTCCAAATAAAAGTTTTTAACTCTTCATATAATCTACTAGAATAAATTCTGATCTGTTTATTTCTTATAACTTCTTCTAATTTAGTTAAGATTTGAGCTCTTGAAACTCCCTGGGTAGAAAATCCAGCTTTGGATATTGAACCGTTGGCGTATAAGGCTGCATACTTGTCTTTTTCTTTAGCAAAATAAATGTTAGGATAGGATAATTCTTTCAATTTAACTAAAACCGCAAAACCATAAGTGTTACTTTCTGGACAAAGCACTGCGTTATTATATCTTTTTCCAGCTTCATTTAAAAGTACTGCAAACTGATCTGGTGGAATTTTACCTTTATATTCTGCAACTATTTCAGATTCTTTAGTGTCAATTACATGAAATGTGGAATAATCTTTTGCGTCTCCACGTGCAACGTCTGCAGATATAATATAGGAATGTTCTGAAAGTGCATATTTCCAGACCCACACGTTCATTTCTGGGCCCCACCTTTCAAGGGGGGTTGTAATACCCATTCTTAAACTCTCTATATCTTCAGCGCCCAAGAATGTATCACCAGAAGCAGCAAAATCACAAAGCAGTTCTTGTGCAACCTGCTTTTGGTTTAAATTTTTAGTTTCGTGCTCAAACCATGCGTCATTTCTCTCTGGGTGGACATCCCATTGAAGCTTGATTGGATTAAATTCATTTTCTCCTGCTTTAGCTTTCATATAAATATCATAATATTGTCCGCCAACACCGTTGGGTGTAGAAAGCACTATGGCTCTACCACCAGTAGATAGGGTGGGATATAAACCCATCCAAAGTTCATCGAAATTTCTAACAAATGCAGCTTCATCTACAATAAGCAAAGATAGCGCTTCTGATCTACCAGCATCTTCTGATGTTGGAACCGCTTTAATTGTAGACCCATTACTAAATTCTACTGATTGTTTGTTGTTGGTCGTGAGCTCTGGTAAAACCAACCAAGGAGGAAGACTCCTTATAGCAGTTTTAACTTTTTTAATGAAGTTCATTGCAACTGAAAGCTTTGTGGCAATTACTAATATATTTTTATCTTTATAAAAAATAGCTAGCCACGCCGCGTACGCAGCGCTTAAAGTAGAAAGGCCAAGCTGTCTAGATTTAAGAATGACATTAAATCTATGATCTACAAAATCTTTTAAGCAATCATCTTGAAATTGGTATGTTTTAAAAGATATAGTCCCTCTTTGAGGGTGCTGTATCTTTACGTATTTATTCATAAAATACGAAGGATCTTTCCCGCACTTTATTATTTCATTGACTTGGCGTTTTTTATTAACCGGAGCCATTAGCCAACCTTAAATACTGCTCGCCTTCTATAAACCGCGACTCTGCGTGGATTAACCATAGATCCCTGAGTGTATTCAAGATTGTCCGTATTAGAAAGCTCTTCTATTTTTAAAGACTCGCCCGTTGAATCTTTGAATTGCTGGCGAGTGCTTTTCATTAATTCATTAATATGATGATTTGATTCGTCAACTAGGCGAGGCATTTGAGACGGCATACTCCGCTCTGAAGCAAAATAAGCCATGGTAGAGTAGGTCACTACAAGATTTTCTCCTTGCATTAGACCCTTACACTGAAAAGTAGATTTATTCCCTCGACCCCAAGTAGAATTTAAAATGTTGCCGAGAGCATTGTTTTGTTCAAAAGTAAGCATTATTCCCTCAATATTTACAGATATAACTAGGTAATTTAAGACGTTTTTGCCTTACAAATTTTAGTTCTTCTTCAGATGGGCGCCAACCTTTGTCCCACCTTTCTTTATTTGGGTATGCAATATCATACATACAGTCTCTACAGCATTCAAGAATTTGAAACGCTATAGAGTCATTTCTATCCCTCATTAAAACCCTGCACACTGGACAATCAAAAGGAATTGATTTATTTGAAAAATCTCCATTTTTTATTAAAAGAAAGTGAGATCCTTCAAATTTATATTCTCTATTTTTATATCCTTTTTTCCATTCCTCATTCATGATAAACTCTTGAGTCTTTTCCTTTGTGGGTAATTTCTAAAACATTATCTACAGCATCCTTAACTGCATCTATATGAGAAATAACAATAATAGTCCTAAACCATTTTTTTAGAGATTCTAAAAGACGGTTGCATGCTTCAATATTCATTTCATCTAAAGCCCCAAAACCCTCATCTATCATTAAAAGATCAGTCTTTGGCAGGGAAGATATATTAATTAAAGCAACTCTAATAGCTAATGAAGAAACCATTTTTTCCATACCAGACCCACATTCTATAACTCTTCTAGAATCACCATAGTTGATGTATATGTCCATGGCATTAGAATTTTGATCTGCCTCTAGTTCTACTGTAAATCCTACGACTCCCTGTAAAATTTTAGATATTTCATAATTAATCTTAGGAAGCTGAGAGCTTAAAATCTGGAGAGGAATTCCCTTCTTGTTTACAGCATTCATTATTAATCCATAAACTCGCCAATCTGTTAGCAGTTTTTCATATTCTTTCTTTTCTTTTTCTAATCTATCCATCGAAGAATTAAGCAGGCCGATGGATTCGCTGAGGCTCATCCTTTTAGCATCTAGACGCTTGTCTTCTTCAGATAATTCAGATATTTTCTTTTTAATAGAATCTAATTTTCCGCATATAGACTCATCTAAAACTTTGCTTTTAAGAATTATTAATTCGTCTTTTAATCCGCTCATAGATTCTGATAGTTGCGCATGCTCTCTACTAGTATCATTAAGTTTTACATGAAGACTAGAAGAAGACACCCTGTATTCTCCCTCTTGGTCAAGAATCTTTTGATATCTGTTTATTTTTTCATTTAAATTTTCATCTTTTAAAACAATCAGTGACTTCTTAGATGCTTTGACTTGGTCGCTCAAAACAGATATTAAACTTTGCTGATCTTCTAGCTTGGCTTTATTTCTATGAGAATTCTTAATGAATTTGCAAGTTGGAAATTTATCTCCGCAAGGAACATCTTTAAGTAATTTTACTGATTTATTTTGATTCTTGAGAGTTTCATTCTCTCTTTGAAGATTATGTTCGAGCTGTAACAGTGATTTTTCTAAATTATTTTGAGCATTGAATTTATCTCTTAGTTCTTCAATTGGAAATTGATTTTTTATTTTAGATATTTTTTCTAACTTAACATTCATAGAGTCTACTTGCTCACGGCACTCTATCTTACTTTTAGAGGTATCATCAAATCTGCTTTTGCATTCGTTTAATTTTATCTCATGCTGCCTAACATCTTCTAGAGTTATAATATCTCCATCTCCCTGCTTAGCTATTTCTAATTTTAATGCTTGAGCTCTTTTTCTTACACTAGAAAGCTTTTTCTCTACCTCTTCCCTTTCTTCTTGGACGTTTTTTAATTTTAGACCTGTTTCTAAAATAACGGCATTCCACTCTCGATCAGGAGAGCGGTCTAAAAGAGCTTTGATACCGCTAGAATCCTCCTTTGCTGTGAAGAGAATCTTTTCAAAAATATCTAAATCTAAGAAATTAGCTAAAATAGATTTTCTTTGTGTGGCTCTATGTTTAATAAAAGCATTCATTTCTCCCTGGCTTGCAAAAGAAGTTAATAGGAAATCTTCTCTTGTTCCTATTTTATCTTTGAGAGCTTTATCAGTATCTCTGCGCTGTTCTCCAGACATATCTTTTATTGTATTTCCTTCACTATCTAATTGAAAGAAATTTAAATGAGTAGAAGCGCTCACCTTTCCGGCACGAGTCTCATGCTTTACTGATTGTCTTTCAGCTCTATAATTTACTCCATTTACACCAAAATCTATTAAAGTTTTGCAGTGCCCTTTTCTAGTGTTAATAATATGGAGATTTTTTATAGCTCCCCTATCAGTGCTGTTAAATAAACCATACATCAAAGTTCCAGGAATAGAAGATTTTCCAGATCTATTTCTTCCAAAAAGCCCGATGATTCCATTTAAGTTTTCAAAATTTATCTTGTTATTCTTCCCATAAGAAAATGTATTTTCAAATTCTATGTTTTTTATGTTCCATTTAAGATTTCTTGGAGAGTCATTTTTTGATATTTCTAAGCAGTATTTTTTAAGAAGGACAAACATCTCATCCCATTCTTTGTCGGTGATTACTTGATTTTGGTAGAACTGCTTACATAAATCTAACAAACAGTGGGGATCTCTAAAGTTAAATGCGGCGGAGGCGGATTGATCTGTTTCAACCTGTGCCGCTTGCATCTCATCAAACTTAAATACAATTTCGGTCGCATCTTTAGTTTCTTTAAGCTCGGCGTGAAGTTGTTTAATTTCGGCCTGCGGTATCTGTAAATCTGATCTAACTCTAAATCTAGATTTATTTGGA